AGAGCTTAATATCGACAAGCTCACTGCCGCCATTTCTAATTTGCGGACAAAGGGCAACGTGGCAAAGGTTTACAGTAGTCTTGATAAGTTATCTGCTTCTATTTCCGCTCTTAAATCCGCATCTACTGGGCTGGACGGTCTTAGCAAAATCACGTCTTTTATGAACGGCCTTGCTAATGTAGACCTTACTCAAAGCGCAAAAGGCATCCGCTCTGTTGCTAATGCTTTGAACAAAATTTCGTCTGTCAATCTTGGAAACATGGATTTTTCCGGACTTGGCAGTAAGATGAACAGCTTAAAAAACGGTCTTTCCCCTATTTCTTCTATTAGCGATTCTTCCATTAAGAGTTTGCGTGGCGTAAGCAGTGCAATCAATTCCATTGCTAAAATCCCAAGCATTACAAAGAAGCTGGACTCTAAAACGCTTGATGATTTTGCGGAAGTTTGTAAGAAAGTGGCATCCGCTATTTCTCCGCTCGCTTCCAAGCTGGACAAGGTGGGCCGTTCTTTCTCTTCGCTTCCGTCTAAAATTAAAAGCGCTATCAATTCGACAACCCGCTTTTCTTCGGCAAACTGGAAAGCAAGTACTAGTCTTTCGAGCTTGGCAAGCCAGTTAGAAACCATCAAAAAACGTGCAGCACAGCTAGTTTCTCTGAAAGCTATTGCCACTTACCTTGCTAACGCTGTTGCAAAGTTTAATGATTTCTACGAAGCGACAGACTTGTTCAACAACGCAATGGGCGAGTTAAGTGGCCAAGCAACTGAACTTATCAATAAAATGGAGTCTCTGCTTGGAATCGACCCTACAGAAGCGATGACAAACATTGCAACAATTCAAAGTCTTGCTACTTCGTTCGGCTTGGCAAGCGATAAAGCGTACATTCTTTCCAAAAACTTGACGCAGCTTGCTTATGATGAATCGTCCTATTGGAATAAAGATACTGCTACTACCTTTACCGCGATTGCTTCTGCTATCTCTGGAGAACTTGAGCCTATTCGCCGCTTGGGCGTTGACTTGTCTCAGGCGCGGTTGCAGCAGGAACTTCTTGCTTTGGGCTTTAATAAACAGGTTTCTAGTCTGTCTCAGGCAGATAAGGCAGTTCTTCGCTACATCGCCATTATGAAGCAGACTACCAACATTCAAGGCAACCTCGCGCAGACCATTAGTAGCCCCGCCAATATGGTACGCATTTTGAAGTCTGAAATTTCGCAGCTTGCAAAGGCTGTAGGCCAGCTTCTTTATCCCGCATTTAAGGCGATTCTCCCCGTTTTGATTGCAGCAGTTGACCTTATCAAAGAATTTGTGGTCTCTCTTGCATCTGTGTTCGGGCAGAAAATTGAATTTACCGATTTTAGCAAGACACAGAAAGATATTGGCGGTGTAACCAGCGCTATGGATGACACTGCTGATGCTACGAAAGCGGCGGCGAAAGCGGCCAAAGATTATACGATGGGCTTTGATGAATTAAACATTATCGACCCTTCGCAAAATTCCGGCTCTTCTGGCTCTGGCAGTGGCGGTGCTGCTGGCAATCTGCTCGGCGACGTTGACCTCTCCCAGTATGATATGTTCAAAGATTATGCTGGAAGCGCTGTTGACGAGATTAAGGCAAAATTAAAATCTCTCGATTCTTTCCATATCGGAACCCAAATCGGCGAACAGCTAAATAAACTTATGGGCATGATTTATAATGCCATCCATTCTATTGATTGGGCCTCGCTTGGAGCGTTTTTTGCAGATGGCGTTAACGGGCTCGTGGATTCTGTAGACTGGGATTTGTTTGGCCGATTACTTGCGGACAGATTCATCATCGAGTTTGAGCTTCTTGGTGGTTTCCTGTCTCAGCTTGACTGGACATCTGTGCTTAACGCCTTTATTGATGGCTTTTCTGGATTTTTTCACGAACTTTCAGATTGGATAGCAACAGTAGATTGGACTGGTGTTGGGAAGCAATTAACTGATAAGCTTTCCGATGCTCTTCAAAATGTTGAGATTGAAAAGCTTGCAAGAGTTTTTTTCAACTTTATTACTGATAGCATTAACGCTGTTTCTGATTTCTTGGCTGGCACAGACTCTTACCAGCTCGGTCAAGACCTCGTTGACTTTGCTATTAGAGCCGTTACTTCTGTAGATTGGGCCGGTCTAGCTCAAGCCATCGGTCGTTTCTTTGGAGAAGCGTTCATTGAAGCACTCGACTTCATGGGCGGTCTAGTTTCTCGAATTGCCGATTATTTTGAAAAGAAAGTGGCAGAGGGGCCGTTCAATGATGTTGGCCTGAATATTGTCTACGGTATTTATTATGGCATTCAAGACGCGATCACGAATGTTGCTTCTTGGATTGTCGAAAATGTGTTCAATCCATTCATCAATGGCTTTAAGTCTGCCTTTGGAATCAATTCCCCATCCACCGTAATGGCCGAACAAGGCGGCTACATTATCGCAGGATTGGAAAAAGGCATTACGGACGCTATTTCTAGTGTAACCGAAACCACTAAGAAAATTCTTTCTGCAATTAAAAGCACGTTTGATAATTTCAGCCTTTTGAGTATCGGGAAAAATATCGTGGACGGTCTTATTAAAGGCATCAATCAAGGCATTGAAACCGCTAAGAAAACCGTTGGCGGTCTGGCAAAAGCTATTCTTGACAAGTTCACTGGCGATTTGGACATCAACTCTCCTTCTAAGGTGTTCTTTGATTATGGTAGCTACATTGTTCAAGGCCTTGCAAACGGTATCACTGGTTCTCTCGGTTACGTCAACGATGCTATGAATAAACTCGTAGACGCCACCAAGCTCAAGGGCGAAGAGATGGCGAACTATGGCATTGACTGCGGCACAAGCTACGTCAACGGCATCATTTCAGGGCTAGACTCTAAGTGGACCGAACTCGATAACAACCTCAAAACCGACTTCTTCGGCACGGTGCAAACTTTCATTCAGGCCGCGCAGAGTGGGGATTGGAAAACGGTCGGCACCACCATTGCCGCTGGCATTTGGGGTGCTATGGGCGATGAGCAGCGTAAACGCGCCAAGTCCGTTGCAAGCGACCTTGTAAGCAGACTAAGCAAAGAATTGAAAAGCCAAGCTTCTTCTCTGCTGAACACCGCTGCTACCATTGGGAAAAATCTGGTGAACAATCTGACCCAAAACTTTGGAAAGGTTTCCGCTGAAACTCAGACGATGCTTTCTGGTATTACGCAGGCTTTCGGAAACGTGAAGTCTCCTCTCGCAACGGCTGCTAAAGCAATCAGCGCTGCGCTGTCTGGCGGCTTGCTCAGCTCTTTTCCGACAATTTTCGCTGGGTTTGCCGGGCTGGTAAGCACCATCGGAACCGCAGTGGCGGGAATGCTTTCTGCTGTGGGTGCCGCCCTCAGTGCTACGATTTTTGGCCTTCCCGCTGGAATCGTAGCCCTTGCTGCTGCCGCGACCCTTGGCGTTGCAATCGCTGGAATCGTATCGAAACTTGGCGGCGGCCGGTCTACCAGTAGTTACAGCGATACATCTCAGTACGTTGGAAGCTCTAGTTACAATTCCTCGACATCCAGTTCTTCTTATGGCGGCACTTATTCTGCGGCTGGAGGAAACTCTGAGGACATGAGAGACGCTGTGTACAACGGTTGCTATAACGCATTCCTTGACATTTGGCAGCGTTACGGCGAAGAGCTGTTGAAAGAGCAGAACGTGAACGTATATCTTGACGGCAAGCAAATTGCAGCCTCTGTTGATAAAGTGAAGAAAGACCGGGGCGTATCCATTATGGGCACTGAGGTCTACTCTTATTAAGAAAGGACGGTTTCGATGGCTAATATTCCTGCACTGGTTACGGTGAACGGCGTAGAGCTACCGGAACCATCCTCTTATGAGGGAACGACTAGCACGATCGTGGACTCCGGACGAAATGTTCAAGGCAAAGTCGTTGGAGCTGTCGTGCGGAATGATGTAGCAAAAGTCACAATGTCTTGGAATTATCTTACCGCCAAGCAATGGGCCACCATTCTAAGCCTATTTACCGCTAATTTTTACTGCTCTGTTCGGTTTTACAATCAGGTGACCGCAGGATACACGACGCGGCAGATGTATGTCTCCGATCGAACTGCCGGAATGTGGCGCAGAAGCCCGAACAATGGCAGTATTATGGGGTGGACTGGCGCAAAATTGTCTCTTGTTGAGGTGTAATGTATGGAAAGAGCTACCGACAAATGGACGCAAAAGTTTAACAACACACTTGTGCCCGAAACTTTTGTCGAGATAACGGTTGGCATCACTGCGCCGGGTGTAAACAAAAAGGCAAAATTTGTCACGTCTGACATGAGTGCCTTTGCAAGCGCGAATACTCTTTCGCAAGCGGGGGTAGCTTCCTTTACAAAATATGGCACTGGCGAGCCTAATCTTTGTGTGCTTGATGGTGGCTGCAAAGTTGTTCCCGCTTCCGCTCCATATGAAAACACCGGGTTCGTTAGCTCTACAATCTTCAGCACCTCTAACCACCCTGTTCTTTTTGCCATGTTTGTCGACGAGGTAAAATCTTCCGTTCCGGGCGTCAATATTATCTGGTCGTCTATTTTCAACGAATACGCTACCAGCTTCAAAGTCACTTCTTATCTCGGCACGCAAGAGCTTAATTCTGTCACCGTTACAGGGAATACATCGGTCTTCTCCGATGTGGAGATTGAGCTGAGCGGGTTTGATTTCGTTAAAGTAGAAGTTTTGGATTGGTGCATTCCGAATCGCAAGGCCCGGATTGAACAATTCAGAATTGGACAATATCTGATTTTTGACAAGACGAAAATCCTTTCCTATCGTCACACCTCTTCTCGTGACCCGATTTCCGGCCAGCTTTCACAGGACAGTATTTCGTTTAGCCTTGATAACAGCGACCGTACATGGGATTCTGTCAATCCTCAAGGCATCTACAAGTATATTTACGAACGTCAACCCATTTCTGTGCGCTACGGCATGGATATTGATGGCAAGACCGAGTGGGTCAATGGTGGCAAGTTCTTCCTGTCGGAGTGGAGCGTTCCCGCTAACAGTATTGAGGCAAGCTTTTCCGCCCGCGACTCCTTTCTTTACTTGATGTCCACTACCTACACCGGCAGAAAATACGGTACGCTCTATGAGATGTGCTATGACGCTTTGGAGCTGTTGGAAGCAGATGAAATCACATTCAATATTTCGGACGAGCTGAAAGATTATTCTGCTGACATCTCTTCGGATGGCTCTTCGTATAAAAACTCTGATATTTTGCAGCTTGCAGCCAACGCAGCGGGCATGGCACTATATCAGACGCGAGATGGCGTTATCACCATCAAGCGGGCGTATGAATTTGGCTCCGGTACGGATGTTGAGGACATCACTCTTCTCAACAATTATTCTTGGCCTGAAATCACTTTCGCACAAAACCTTCTTAATGTCACGACCTCTGTTGGGAACAAAACATACGCTTACCCCGAAAACCCTTCCGGTCGTGGCGTATCTCAGAGCTTGAGCAATGCTCTTCTTTCTGAGTCTACGCTTGAAAAGTCTCGAAACGCCCTTACGGAATCTTACAGCGTGCTTTCCAATCGGCGCAAAGCCACTTTGGAATATCGAGCCAGTCCCACAACGGACGCTTTGGATTTCGTGAAAATCCATCATCAGTTCGATTACAGCGCAACTCTGTTACTGACAAATGTGTCTTATACCTACAATGGATGCTTTAAAGGCAAACTTGAAGGATATATGATGGCAGATGTTAAGTCTTTGACTGTAGACAAATCCAACGAGACACTCGAGTGGGGACAGTCTGTAGTGATCACCGCTGTCCTTTCCCCCGCTTCCCAAGATTCTCCTAAAATCACTTGGTCTGCATCTCCCGAAGGTATTGTTTCCCTCCATGTACTTACCAATACAGAGGGAAAGTCCACCTGTCAGGTCAAATGGAACTCCCCCGGCACAACTATCGTTACTGCTTCCGCTGGTGGCAATTCTGCCAGCTGTTCGTTCCTCACCACTGAATATTATCTTTCCAATATTCCGGAGGGCAAGACGGTGCTTATGGACGAAGGTAGCAACGTCGTGGAGTTCATTGTCGCCAAGCATGACTATGAGAGCGAGTTGAACGGGGCAGGACGTACGCTTTTGATTCGTAAGCGTTATCCAGCCCTTATGAGCTGGGACTCCAGCTGGTCTGCTTATGCACAGAGCGATATAAATACATGGCTTAATGGCGAGTATCTCAATACCTTCTCTTCGGCACAAAAAGAAGCGATTGGTAGCACTACATTTTATTACACTCCCGGCTTTACTGCTATGGATTTCTCTGTTGGAAGCAGCAAGGTGAGCACTATGTCTAAAGCTGTATTTTTGCCTTCTGCGCATGAATTTGGAGGCGATTGCGAAGGCAATGACGTTTTTGGCTGGACAAAGAACTCTCCTGACTATAAATACAATGAAGGAACTTCGTTCCCGCAGGCCAAGGTCATATTGGAATCCATGCTTGCTGCCGATAATGCAGTTATCACTGATGGTAGCTGCCGCGTGTTCACTCGAACTCCTTACCTTTATAGTGCCGCGTATGCCTCTGGTTACCATTCCAGCGACCGTAAAGATTTTCTGAGTAGGATGGTTACAACTCTTGAAGACACTGTCATCGACGGAAATTCTGGATTTTCAGTATTGTGGGGTCATACGGCTACCTTTGGGCCTAATTTGCTCTATTATTGCGCACATCCTTCGTTTACCCTATCCGAAACCACACAAATCGATGCCAATGGCAAATTAGTTTTTTAAAAGGTGATTACATGGCAACATGGATTACAGACCGCACACAAGCGGATATTGACCGCGTAAAAGAACTCGCTGTCAAAGCCCGAACTGGCACATGGACAGAAGAAGAACAGCAAGAATGGGCTGCTGGCATGAAAGGCGCACTCAGCTACACCGATTACAACCGCATTGAAAACGGAATCAAGGAGCTTGCCGAAATCGTTGGCGCAGATTATTCCGCAAAAATTGTTCAAAAAAAAGTAGAAGTTGTTACAGCGAGAAACCAAGACGGTGATATTCCATCGTGGGACGCCTACCCCTCCCACGCCGAGTTCTTTGTGCCGCTGACCGCCAAAAAGTCCGGTTTGCTGCTCCACTCGATGTCCTTCCGCATCAAGGGGTTTGTGGCCGGAAAAAGCCGGGCCATCTTGCGCAAGGCGGCTGACCAAACCCGACTGGTGGATCTCTCACTGGAGCTTATCCGGGGCTACAACGACGTGACCCTTGACATGGGAGACCTTCCACTCGAAAAGGGCGTGGAGTATCAGCTGTATATGTCCGCCGTCAACAACTTCTATCCGCCTTCGGTGGAACCCGGGTGGGTGGTGGAGAACGATTTTATCGACGTCACCAACGCTAGCACTTACTACGATGGAGACAGCAAGATTCTCTTCTCTGGCACTGCTACGGTCATTGAGTCTACGGAAGCAGTCTGGGGTGTAGATGACTACTTGACTACTGATGACTGCACTAGATGGCTGAACAACATATCCTCCATTCGTTCAAAATGCAGCGGAAAAAGTTCCACCCCTGAAACGCCGGGAAGCTTCAGCTATCGTTTTTCGATTGTCAATCAATTGGAAAAGGTTTTGTTTGATATTGAAGCGATGGCTAAAGACCATTTAATCTATTGTTCTGAGCTTATATGTGGAGGTGAACCCTAATGCGCTTTGTTGACCGAAAGGCAAAATATCCCGGGCGTTGGACTATGATAAAATCTGATGGCACATCAGAGGTTGTCACTCTCGTCCGTAACGACAAGCCTATCGTTGAAGGCACGCCAATGAACGCGGATACGTTCAATTCTCTTTTTCTAAACAACGATGCCGACACCGCAAAAACCGCCTCACTGGTGGATTATCTGTGTCTCCTTGATGGCGTGCCCATCGAAAGCAGCGTCACCCCCAAAGACGCATACACCGCTGGCCACTGGAACAAAAACATGGTCAAGCTGTTGGTGGAGCGTCAGCGCTTGACTGCTGCAGAGTACGAAAACGTCACCGGCGAGCCTTACACCGCATAAGAGAGGAGCACACTTATGATTGAGCTTGGCGTATCTCTTACCTCTAACGGCGCTGCAAAGCTGGCAGGCTATGAGCAGATGCTTCGCTTCGGCTACACTAAGAACCGAGGCGTGTACCGCCTTGCTGTCACCGCTTCCGGTGAGTGGGAAGGGCTGGCCGTCCGATGCTTCTGGCACGCCCCGGACGGCAAAGACCCGCCCTCCTCGCTGGTGGTGGACGGCTATGTGGACGTGCCTGCCAGCGTGACCGCACAGCCGGGCAACGGGTGTATCACTTTTGAGGGCAGCGACGGCACCAAGACCGTGACCAGCGCTGACCTGCGCTACCGGGTGGCCGCAAACTCCGGCACGGAGGACGGCACAGGGCCGGAACCGGGAACGCCTGCATGGCAGGCTTTTGTGGATGCCGTGAAGGAATCGGCAGCATCTGCGGAGCAGTCCAAAACGGAAGCGCTGGACGCGGCAGAGCGGGCCGGGACATCTGCCGATGAAGCGGCAGCGAGCGCGGCATCAGCACTGGTAAGCGCGGAGAGCGCCGAGAAAAACGCCCTGTCCTCCGCTACCAGCGCTGCCGAAGCCACCCGTCAGGCAGAGCTTGCCGCACAGGCAGCAGAGAGCAAAGGCTTTCTGTATCTGGAAGACGATGACAACAGCGGCATTTTGTCGCTTGTGGTATCGGATAACCTGACCGATGACGTCACTTTGCAGGACGACGGACAGGGCAATTTGGAGGTGGTATATAAATGAGCAAGAAAATGAAAATCGGCCCATACAGCGCCTACGCGATCGCCGTCAAGTACGGGTATACCGGCACGGAGGAGCAGTGGGTCAAGGAGCAGGAAGCGAACCGCGTCGCTTCGGAACAGGCCGCACAGCAGGCAGGAGCCGCCCGGGATAATGCTGAAACCGCAGCGGCCCGGGCTGAAACTGCCCGGCAGCAGACAGAAGAACTTCGCACTGACGCGCTGGACAAAATCGGCTCTGCAAAATCCGATGCGCTGGAGGCTGTGGCAGCCAAGCAGACGTCCGCGACCGCTGCGGTGGACACGGCCAAAGCCAGCGCCCTCAACGACATGGAAGCGGCTAAGAGCGCAGCAGTAAAGGCCGTGACCGATACGCAGTCTACCGCCACGCAGGCCGTCGATGCTGCCCGGGACAAAGCTGTCAAGCAGGTAAATGCCGCCACAGAAGCCGCAAAGACCGCAGCCAATGAAGCTGCCACCAGTGCGGGTAATGCGTCTACAAGCGCCCAGCAGGCCGCCGACAGCTTGCAGGAGTTGAAAGACGGCATCGCTAGTGGTAACTTCAAAGGCGAAAAGGGCGACAGGGGCGAGAAAGGTGACACCGGTGAGACTGGCCCTGCCGCCACTGTCGCGGTCGGCACTGTGACCGGCCTTGGCGCTGGTGCCGCTCCGACCGTCACAAACTCCGGCGATGAACACAATGCTGTGCTGAACTTTGGCATCCCCACCGCGAGCGCCATTGATATTGCCGTTGACGTGCTCTTTAAGCTCCCCCGTACTGGAAAGGTCTACACCGTAAAAATCCCACGCTTTGCCACGAACCCCACCGTCAACTGCGAGAAGCTGGACGACAACGCGGGCCTTGTGTGTGAGCCGTCTACCGACACCATCGAGGGTCGTGATGATTATGCCGACATTCCTCTTTTCAAGTGGTACAACTGCAATTACAGGAGAGACTCCTCCGGCCACGCCTACCCCACCGCTATCGAGCATCTGAGCGACAATTACCGCAAGACTGGTACTGTGGACGTTGGCGTCATCCAGATGACTCCTTATGTCAAGTGGGACGACAGCGACCCGGATTATATCCTGTGGTCTATCACTGACTCCCCGCGAGACGGATTTACCCCGTGGGCCGCTGCCAAGTCTGGCGACACCGTATATCCCTACGTCATTCACTCGAAGTTCTTCAGTGGCGTGGGCGAGGATGGGTTGCTGCGAAGCGTGTACGACCTCGTTCCGGCACGCAACCAGTCGTATAACAGCCTGATTACAGACTATGGTAAGAAGGGCGCTGGCTATAAGGGCGCTGGTGGCGAGAAAGTTGCATGGCAAATCCTGTTCAATTCCATCAAGTGCGCTGTGAAGTCCAGTCAGGAGAAGTATAAAGGCACTACGGGCTATAATCTCCAGTATCCCGCAGCTGTACAGCGAAGCGAGAAGCTGACATACTTCCCTGTCACAGCGGAGCAGGCGAAGAACTTGCTGGTCGGAAGCCGGGTTTCTGTTGGATACGGTTCTAAGGGCAGCGACGGCACTGTCAATAATGGCCGTAATGCTTCGACTGTCCATCAGTATGCAGACGAAGCCAAAATTCTCAAGATTGAACCCATCGATGATACGACCAGTGCTGTGTATCTGGACTGCGACGCTTTTGACACGATGCCTGTCGCTCTGTCTGACACCCTGAACGCACCTATCACTCTGTCTACGATGCACTGGCACAGCGGCACAACAGACGCGGTCATCGGCCACCATGATGGCAGTCCCGGCAGCAATACGGATTCTAAGCACCCCTATCGTGTGCAGGGCATCGAGTATGCTGTGGGCGGCTATGAAGTGCTCAGTGATGTGGTACTCGCCTTTGACGACAGTAACGGCAAGGACGTATACGTCTGTCCTGCTGGCGTAGCGCATACCAAGACTGACGCCGAGATTCTGGCGAACTACAAGAAAGTCGGCAGCTTCCCTGCAGACGATTTCTGGATTGGAGACATCGGCTTCGACCCGGAAACCTGCATAACGTATCCTGCAACGCAAGGCTCCGGAGATAAAACAGGCGTCGGCGACCGTGTCCATGGCGGTGGAAACGCAAGCAAAAACACCCTGCGCGAATACTTGCAAGGCGGTTATCTCGGGCACTGGTCGGAGGCGGGCGCTTCGTATGTGAATTGCTGGAGCGGGCTTGGGGGCAGGGACTGGTTTTGCTTGGCCGCCGATTGACACCTTGCGCCGGGGGTGAATGCCGCTTGCGGCAGAGGGGGAAGTCCCACTGAAAGCAAGGTGGCATGAGGCAACTATAAAACGAAAGGAGTTGTAGCACATGAAAGCAAACTTCGATGCAGAGCAGCCCGCCGTCCGGTCTGTACGTGACGGCCGTACGCTGTATATCTTTATCTGCGTCAACGGCCAGTGGACGGAGCGGCAGTATGACGAATCTCAACCTGCACAGCAGGTATGGGAATGCGACTACCGGGAAATCGTGGCCGATGAAAGCAAAATCGACCTTGAGAAGGTACGAGCTGCTCCCGAAAAGTATCTGGATTGGGCGGAGCCTGTCGAGAAGACTGACACCGAGAAAATCGCAGAGCTTCAGGAAAAGAACGAAATGCTTACACAATGTCTGATGGAAATGTCGGAGATCGTTTATGCATAAAATCACACAAAAATTAGAAAGGATGGCACGTATGATGGCGATGTTATGGGCACAGGAAATTATGTCTGCTGAGACTGTGGAGGAGGCAAAGGCTCTGTATGAGCGCTGCCCCCGTCTGCTGAAGGCGAAGGTGAAGGACATCCTCGTCAAGAGCGGGTTTGAGGAAATCGTAGGCGAAAGCAACGCCTGAGAAAGGACGTGGTTGTATGAGCTTTCTTGAGTTTTTGAGCAGCCTCTTTGCGGGCCTTTTCGGCCCTTCCCATCCCTCCGCAGGCATTTCCGGCGCACCGGGCGGCGATTATCGCATCTACAACGACAAGAATAGCATTTATGACGTGTCCACTGTGGACACCAAAACCTCTGCTCCTCCCGGCTGGGAGGGTGACCCGCCCTACCGCTACCTCGACGTGAGCCGCTATCAGGGCAAAATCACCCTCGACGGCTGGCGCAAGGTCAAAGCGGCGGGCTACAAGGGGGCCATGCTCAAGACCGTGAGCACCAACCGCAAGCTCTCCAAACGGGCAGACGGCCTGTACATCGACCCCACCTTTGAGGATAACTACAAAAACGCCAAAGCGGCGGGACTGGACGTGGGCGTCTATTACTACACCTACGCCACCAGCGAAGCGATGGCCGATGCAGAGCTGGCCCTTGTGCGGCAGGCGGTCTACGGCAAGGAGCTGACCATGCCCCTCGCGGTGGACGTGGAGGAAAACAAACTCAAACCCATGAGCACCCTCGACCTCACCAACCTCACCGCCTACGCGCTGGAACAGGTGGAAAAGATGGGCTTTTATGCCCAGCTGTACACCTACACCCACTACTCCAACATGGAGCTGGACATGGGCCGTCTGGCAAACCGCTGGGACGTCTGGCTGTCCGATACAACCGGGCACACTCCCGCCGTCGGCTACCACTACAACGCCCACCAACACACCAGCGAGGGCCGCGTGCCGGGCATCTCTGGCAACGTAGACCTCAACGTCACCACCCTCAACTACCCTCGCATCATCAGAAAGAAGGGCCTGACCCGTCTCCGGGAGGGCGCATGACTAAAGAGCAGGCTCTTTTGTGGGTGCTGGGCGTTGTTGGCAGCGTGTGTGCAGGAGCGGTCACGCTGGACAAAGTCTTGGACATCATCCACAAGTACATCAAAAAGGCGCAGGCCCCCGACGCCGCGCAAAACCAGCGGCTTGACGCTATCGAGCAACGGCTGGGCGCAGTCGAAAGCATCTCGTCTCAGCATGCAGCAGCTCTAAAGCGCGACCTCACCCGCTTCGACGCGATCGACGAGGAGATTTGCTTGGCCCTTGATGGCGTGCGGAATCTGCTGGACGCTCAGCTCTCCGGGGACAATCACGAAGGGATGCAGAAAAGCAAGGCTAGCATCGACAACTATCTTTTGAAAGGAGTTACCAATCATGGAAGCAATCAATGAAATTTTGAGCATCATCCCGGTTCCTGTGGCCGTCATCCTGATGCTGGGTGGACTCGTTTTCTACGTCATCGGCGGTATCCGTCTGGGCTATGGCGCGGCAGTCAAAAATCTGGTGCTCAACCTCATCACTCAGGCAGAGCACGAGATTCAGGGCACCAAGCGCGGCGCAGAGCGCAAGGCGTGGTGTGTCAAGATGCTGCGCACCTATCTGAACAACAGCCGGTGGGGCAAGCTGGTCTCGTGGGCTATCACCGAAGAAACCATGAGCAAGGTCATCCAGTTTTTCTTCGACCAGATGCGGAAGGCACTGCAAAAGCAGTAAGGAGGTTATCATGGCAAGCACTACATACGAGCATTTTGTTGACACCAACAAAATGTACGCCGCACAAGAGCAATTTCGTGACATTACAAAAATGGTGACAAAATGTCACCGTTTCGCCAGCATTGGCAAAATGGTACGCAACGCAGGACAGTTGCCGCAGCCTTTCTGGCTCAGTGCTGCCTGTGGCGGCGGCTCGCGTAGTGCTGCCCGCTGCGCTGCAAGGACTTGACCGACAGCAGATGACAGCCGCTATCAAAAACGCACCGCTTGGGAGGGTAGACCGTAAGATAGCCTTACTGCGGTACGTTGAGCGGCTCCCGCTGCCGGACATTGCAGCACAGACACATTACAGCCGGACGGCGATAGGCTACCGGCTGAAAAGCATTGAAAAAATGCTGGATATGTAAAAATCCCCCACTTTATTGAAGCCCTGCGTTCCGCGCTGGGTACTTTGTAGGCAAAGTGGGGGATTTTTTGCAAGTAAAACGTTCAAACTTTCTATTTTGCATCATTTTATATAAGTATATTTATATCTTTAAGCGCTCATGCGGATTTTTCCGTGTGTGCGCTTTTCTTTTTTGTCCTTCGTTGTACGTTCGTTGTCTTTTGCTTTTTGCTGATGCAGTACACTGGTCACATCAGGAGGGATGTATTATGAGCTATTACCCGACACCCGGAGCGCCCTACGTTCCGCAGCAGCCGGCCAATCCTTACGGCGGCATGGGAACGGTGGGTCTTTCCACTTCCCTGCCAAACATGCAGATGCAACAGGTACAACCGCAGCGTCCGCAGCCGATGAATGGGCAGCAGCCTGTTCAACAGTCGGCACAAGATGGCGGCTGGTTGCTTGGCAGACCTGTTTCCAGCAGAGAGGAATTTTTGGCAATACCGTCTGACCTGTACGGCAGACCGACCTACTGCCCAGACTTGCGCAGCGGCGTGATCTACTGCAAGCGGCTCAACCCGGACACCTGCGAATCCTATGTGCAGGAGTTTTACAGCCCGGAAGCATGGCGGCAAATGCAAGCACAACAGGCACAGCAGACCGCTGCACCGACACAGCAATATGTGCCTATTGAGCAGTACAACGCCCTTGTCCATCGGCTTGATGAACTGGAAAAGTGGCAGAAGAGCTTCTCTAAGCCAACTGCCACAGCGAAGAAAGGAGAATAAGCG